ATCAGGCTCCCTGGTGCCGGGTACTCACCGATTTGGCTGCGTTCTGACGGTATCGTCGTGGTGATGGAGACTGCCCAGCAGTTCGAGCCACGTTTATTGAGTGCTTGTGAAATTTTTTTTGTGGGTTTACTGACGTTAAGTTGTGGTGGTGTATGGAGTTATGGGTATTGCGAAAAGATGGAATGTGGGTTTTTGGTTTGAAAATGCGGATTATGAATTTGGTTGGCGCGAGTTTTTATTGATTGTGCGACGTGGCTTTAATTTTGAAAGGGATGTGCAATGGGACGAACAAAAAAAGAACAGGCAGAAACATTGACCATAACAATGCCGGCGGAAACTTTGGACCGTCGGCCGGACTGGGCGGAGCGGCTTGAGGATGGTCAGATCGAGCAGGCGTTTGCGGCGGCGACCGAGACGCCGAATGTGATGACGGCCGCGGCCGGGGCGGTGGTCTGCGGCGGGACGATCTGGATGCCGGCCTGCGGCGATCTGCAGCGGCTGTGCCAAGCGGTGATCAATACCGTCTATGAGCACCGCCATCTACGCGGCGGGCTGGTGCTGCTGGTGCTGCGGGATAAGACCGCCGACAGCGACGCACTGGACAATGGCAAAATCATCCTCGGCGGCAAGGGCGTGAAGGCGACGCCCCAGATGCGGCTGATGAGCCGGATCGGACGCGGGCTAAAGTCGCCGGCCGATTTTGTCGTCTGGCTCAATCATGTGTGGCTCGAGCACATCGGCGCGGTGGAAAAAGATGATGACGGGGTCTGGCGGCTGGTGCGGGATGCCGAGACGCTGCGGCGAGTCTTTGCACTGATCGATCATGAGCTGTGTCACTGCGGGGCCAAGATCGTCGGCGAGTACATCGAGCCGGGCAAGGTGGACGGGTTTGTCCAGGAGTTGGGAACGCGGCATATCTCCACTGAGCGAGACATCGTCGATGAGAAAGGTCGCATCCTGGTTCGGTCGTACAAAAAACCCGAGGTCGGCGAGTTTGTCTTTTGCGGACGCAAGCACGACCTTGAAGAGTTTAATGGTGTGATCCGCCGGCACGGCGCGTGGTCGTCGAACCTGCAGGCGTTGGTCGATGAGATCGCCGTCGCGGCGCCGATGCCGTTGTTTGACGATGCCGCCGCACCGTTGAAAAAGGCGAACGGCTAATGGGCGCCGAATGGTTTGGGATCGCGGCAACCGGGCTGGCGATTACGGGGTGCTGGATGAATAACCGCAGGCGGCGGGTGTGCTTTTTGCTGTGGGGCATCAGCAACCTGCTGAGCCTGTGGATTCATGCGGATGCGGCCATCTGGTCGCTGGCGGTGCGGAATGCGGCGTTTCTGCTGCTGGCCGTCGAGGGCTGGCGGAAATGGAAATAGTGGGTTTAGACGGGATTTATAAAAGAGAAAGGCAGGTGAACGATGACAAAGATCGAGTGGACCAAAGAAACGTGGACAGGTAAAAAGGCAAAGCGGATCGCGAAAAAATCACTTGCCTCTAAATCGAGAAAGGTCACCCAAAAATAACCCCGAAGAAGTGCCGACGCGCCTCACCTTGTCTTGCATTTTGTCGCGCCGGCCGACTCGATAAAGATTCAGAATGGAATAAACGACTTCGGTGAACAGGATAACGCAGATTGGAATCATTGTCAATGGTCGATATCGCCGCCAAACAGCGGCACGTGCTGCTGTTGAAAAAAGTGCGGAACAATCAGCCGTTGACCGCCGCGGAGATGCGCGAACTTAAAGGATACGAAGACTTGGGCAGAACAAAGCTAACCGCCAAAAAGAAGGTTAAGAAAACATCAGCGGCACGGACGCCGGGGAAGGGCGATGCGCGGGCGGTGTTTTTGGGCAAGCTCGACGAGTTGATCGCCCAGGCGGTGATGCCGGAGGCCAGGGCGTCGCTGGAAGGGCTCAAGGACTTTGTCGCCGGCTCGACGACGACGGCGATGCCGCAGCGGGCGGTGGCGGAGTTGTTGGGGGAAAAACCGGCGCGGATGGATTATTGGGTCAATCGGCTCGGCGCGCCGCGGAATTACGACAAGACCATCCACCTCAAACAGTTTCTGGCGTGGTGGCGCGAGTGGCTCATCGAGCAGTATCGGTTCGACCCGTTCCGCGTGAAATTGGTCGATCTGGGGCCGTTCCTGGGCGTCTCGCGGCAGACGATTAACGAATGGCTCAAGGACGGCCTGCCGCGGAATGCCGACAAGACGTTCAGCCTGCCGGCGGTGTTTGACTGGCGCGTCAAACAACTCGGCGGCAAACCGGCCGATAAGACCGCGGCGGCCAACCCCCTGCACGAAATCAAGGCCGAAAAGTACCGGATGGAAATTGAGGCCGCACGCGGGCGGCTGGTGGATCGGGCGGCGGTGGAGATGGGGCTGGCGGCGCGGGCGGGCGTGCTGGTGAACCTGATCGACCGCAAGGGCAGCGAGCTGCCGCAGCTGTTGGCGAATCTGACGGCCGAGAACATCAAGCCGGTGCTCGATGAGTTCTTCGGCGCGCTGCGGCAGGCGGCGGCGACGGTGCCGGAGGATATCGCCGCGGTGCTGCCGCCGGGGCGGCGGGAAAAGCTGGCGGCGTTTTTGGAAGAGTTGGCATTGACGATGGAGGAGTGACGATGGACGATGGACGATGGACGATGGACGAAGTGAAGAAGTGAAGAATTGAGAAAATGGAAATTGAATATTGAAAGGAACGTGCGATGGGAACGATTCGGCGATGGTTTAAAAGGATTTTTTTACGGACGTATGAGTACGAAGATGTTACGGACGATGGATTTAATCGAATCTTTTGCGAATCTCTTCGTTTGGGGAAATCTTAACGCCGGTTGACGGATATACGCCGGCGATTCGATGTCCGATGTTGGGCGACTGTCATCCGCGAAACAACCAGTTTGTCGTGTGTCAGATTGTCATCATGCCTCACGGCGGGTGGATCAAAATCAATGTGATTTATCGCCCCATCTGTTCGGCGTTGGTTTCTGTTTCGTCTGTGCCCGGCAGCCCCCGATGTCAAATTTTATTTGAAGGGCAGAATTAAGAATTTGTGATTATTTGTGTTTATCTGTGGCAAAAAAGAAATTGAAAATTGGAAATTTGAAATAGAAAGGACAGTGCGATGGTTTAAGACAATTATTAATCTTTTAGTCGAAAATGCGGGTTATACAGCAGGAGATTCTTCTCCTTGTAAGAGGTGGTATGAACGCCATATGCCACTGATTGAAAAATATAGTCACTTTACTGACCCTGACAACATTCAAGAACTCCACTATTTGCGCCGCGAATTTGAACAACTTTATTATGAGCGGTATAAGAAATGAAAAATCGTCCCTCGTCCATCGTCGATTGTCCATTGCCGTCGCCGTTGCCGATGACGGACGGGGAGCGGGCGCAGTTGACGCCGGCGCCGCGGGTAGCGGTCGATGAATGGATGGAGACGCGGTATCGGCTGCCGAAGGCGACCAGCGATGTCACGGGGCTGTATTCGTTTGACTACACGCCGTTTTTTCGCGAGCCGATGCAGCGGCTCAGTGAGCCGCCGGTCAAGGTGGGCATCGAGGCGTGCACCCAGGGCGGCAAGAGTACGCTGATGGTCGGGGTGTTCGGCTACCTGATCGAGTGCGATCCGGGGCCGACGCTGTTTGTGATGCCGCGCGAAACGGACGTCAAGCGCCGCGTCAACACCCGGATCCGTCCGGTGTTTGAGGCCAACGCCGACTTGATGCGGCACGTGAAGGCCCAGGACATCCGCAACATCAACATCGGCAAAGAGACGGTGTTCGACAACATGATCGCGTTTCTGGCCTGGAGCACGTCGCCGGCGGCGCTGGCGGACAACCCGATCTGCAATCTGCTGATCGATGAGCCGGGCAAGTTTGAGCAACTGGCCACCGGCGAGGACACGTTTGAATCGCTGGAAGAACGATCGCGGACGTTCGCGATGCGGGCGCGGATGTTTTACGCGACCAGCCCGCAGGACGAGGGGGACATGACCGATAAGCAGTTTCGCAGCGGCACCGACGAGCGGTGGGCCGTGCCGTGCCTGCTGTGCGGGGCGTGGCATGAGATCGCCGCTACACGCCAGACGCTGCATCTGGAGGTGGACAACGACGGTAAGCTGTTTGACGCCGACGCCTACAAAGAGGGTGCCGCCGCGGCGTGGTACCAGTGCCCGCACTGCCAACGGCGATGGACCGAGCGGCAGCGGGGCCAATCGGTCGCCGCCGGCAAGTGGGTGGCCAAGACGCAGACCTTGCAGCCGGACGGCAAGCTCGTCGGGCCGCGGCCGCAGACCCGGCATTTTACCTATCGCGAGAACGCGATGATGCTGCATCCGCGTTTTTGGCAGGCGTCGATGGAGGCGGCCAAGCTGGCCGCGGCGCTGGCCGAACGCGACGCCGGGAGCCTGGGCAAATACCGTAACTATGTCCGCAACCAAAAGGCGATGCCGTGGGTCGTGGTGGCCCAGACGATCAAGGATGAGACGCTGGCGTCGCGGGTGATCGACCTGCCGCGGCGGTGCGTGCCGGCCGAGGCCAAGATGCTGGTGGCCAGCGGCGACGTGCACGTCAACTTCGAGGGCGCCCTGCGGATCGACTATGAGGTGCGGGCGTTTGGCGATGACCTGATCAACTGGGTGGTGCTGGCCGGGTCGGCGACCGATTGGGACACGTTCTGGCAGACGCTGATGCTGCCGTTCCCGTGGGCCGCCGACAGCGCCGCCGAGGAGCTGGACGTGGCGACGGTGTTTGTCGATGCGGGCGACCAGGCCGATACCGTCTATCAGCAGTGCGGGCGGTACCCCGGCTGGGCGTGGCCGATCAAGGGCGTCGAGAGTCAGCGGACGCCGTTGTATTTGTCCAACCTGGAAAAAGTGCATGAGCAGCGTCACCGGCGCGGCAAGCGGCGGATGGCGGCGGCCCGCCTCACCGGCCAGCAACTGGTCCTGATCGACCAGAGTTTTTTTTCGGAGATGATCGTCAACTGGACCGACCCCGACAAACAGACTGCCGGGGCGACGTACTATTACAGCCAGATTGTTGAGGATACGGCCGGGGCGTACTTCCGCGAGTTTGGCGGGATGCACCGCGTGCAGGTGGCACGGGGCAGCCATCGCGTCTGGACGTGGCGGCCGCGCGGCAAGGCGACGCCGGTGCACTTTCACGATACCGCCCGGTACGCGGCGGCGGCGGCGTGGTTTAACAAGGCCCACCTGATGCGGTCGGTCAGCGGCGACGACCTGCCGCCGGCACTGGCCCGGCGACGGCTGCCGCAGCGGGCGCGGCGCGTGGGCCGCATTGAGCGGGATTAAACAGCATTAAACAGGATTAAACAGCATTAAACAGGATTAAACAGGATAAAAAAAAACACTTTAACACGAAAGGATTGACTGATGCAGGACACACCTCACCCCACAGCGGCGGTTACGGCACCGGCGCCGAAAAAAAAGAAACCGGCCACACAGAAAAAAACCACCGGCCGGGCCGGTGCGGCGGCGGCGTTGGCCGAGCGGTTTGTGCCGGGCATGACGCGCTGCCGCGTGCCCGGCTGCGGCGCACGGCTGATGGTCCGCAGCACCAGCAAACGGATGCTCGACGACGGGCGGCTGCTCATCGAGCGGTCGGTCAAGTGCCAGGGGATCCACCGGCACACCTACACGCTGCCCGAGTTTGTCGATGTGACAAAAAAATGACTTACTTTACAGATCTGTAAAACAGCCCCTTGCGGACCGCGGCCGATCCGGCCGATAATGCTCTAAAGTGAATCGTTGATAGACAATTGAATACGGGTGTTTGCGGCGGCGGCTGATCCCTGCGGCGGCAAACGAAAGCAAATCAAGACGGCAATTGGGTGCCCAATCACTCGCTGCCGTCTTTTTTTGCGCCCACGGAGCACGCATGGCCACAGCGGCACAAGATATTATTGACGCCATCGACGCGGCGATCCTGGCGGGATTGACCGGGCCGGGGCAGATCCGCAGCGCCGACGGGCGGATGATCACGTATCGGTCGCTGACCGAGCTGAAGGACCTGCGGCAATTTTACGCCCGCCAGCTTGCCCGCAGCAGCGGCGGCACCGTACGGCTGGGGGACTTCAATGTTTGATCGCCTGTTTAAACGTGCGGCGTCCCCGTCACGCTCGGCACGCGGCAGCCGGGGGTTTGATGTAGTGACCCCCGACCGCACGCGGCGGGCGATGGCCTTTATGACCGGGCTGGCCGCGGCCGCCGACGCCCATCTGGACGGGCTGACGCTGGGGCGGCTGCGCGAGATGTGCCGGATGCACGACCGCCGCAGTGCGCTGTTTAGCGGGATGCTGGATCGGGCGGTCGATAATGTCTTTGGGGCGGACTTCGATTTTATCCCGCGCACCGACGACCGGGAATTGAACCGGCGGATCAAGACCTATATCACCGAGCAGATGCAGCCGGATCGGTTCGACGCGGCGGGCATGATGGGGATGGTCGAGGCCTGCCATCTGGCGCTGCGGGCGATCTGGAACGATGGCGAGACGCTTTGGGTCAAACGGCCCGGCGGCGTGGTGATGGCCTTCGAGGCCGACCAGATCAACACCCCCAAACACGACAAAACCAACATCACCCTGGGCGTGGAAAAAACCGCCGACGGCCGCCCGGTGGCGCTGCACTTAGACCAGCGCAAAAACGCCAACGACAGCGGCACCGTCTCGGCGTCGCCGGAGCGCAGCGTCCGCGTCACGATCCCTAACGCCATCTGGCCGGTGTTTCGCAAGCGGTACGGCCAGACGCGCGGGCTGCCGGTGATCGCGGCGGCCTTGAGCAGTTACGGGCGTCTGAATAATTATCTGGACTACGAATCGCTGGCCGCCGAAGGCAACGCGATGCTGGGCATCAAGATCACCCGCGAACCGGGCGATGAGGCACTGCCCGGCGTGGTGGACAACGCCGACAGCGGCACGGCCTCGACGTTTGACAAGGTACAAAAGTTCGAACCGTTCAGCGTCTGGGACCTGCTGCCCGGCGAGGATGTCGGGCTGGTCAATTCCAGCCGCCCCGGCGATGCGTTTAGCCCGTACACCACCATGATGTGCCGGATCGTGGGCGTGGCGGTCGGGTTTCCGATCGAACTGATGCTGATGGATTTTTCGGCGGGCAATTTTTCCAGCCAGCGCATGGCGCTGGAAGAGGCCCGCCGCAGTTTTCGGCGGTGGCAGCAGTTTTGTCATCGCAAGCTCTGTATGCCCTGGTATCGCTGGCAGATCGCCCGTGCGGTCGCCGGCGGCATCCTGCCGGCGCGAGATGACATTTTCAAGGCCAATGTGCAGTGGCCCGGCTGGCCGTACATCGAGCCGTACAAGGAGGCCAACGCCAACAAGATCGCCGTCGAAGGCCTGCAAAAATCGGTCAGCGAGTGCATCCGCGCCCGCGGCCTGGAGCCGTTGGAAGTGTTCGAGGAAATTGTCGCCGAACGCCAGTGGTTTGCCGATCACGGTCTGACGCTGACGGTGACCGAGACCCCGGCGCACGAGCCCAGCGGCGCCGCGGCGCCGGATGCCCCGCCGGAACCGACGCCCGTCCAAACCAACCCCGAAAACAGCGATGGAGGCTGATCGTGAATTTGCAATCGCTTTTGATGGATTATATGACGTGTGCCAACTGGGCCGTTGATGAGCATCGGCTCAATGCCGCCATCGAGCTGGCCCGCCGCACGCTGACCGCCGGCGGCAGTGAGCTGATCCGGCTGCTGGAAACCCACGCCGCCGCCGCCCCGGCCACCGAGACGGCGCCGCAACTGGTCGTCGAAGGCGACACCGCGATTTTGCCGGTGACCGGCCTGATCACCAAATACGGACGGATGGTCAACAACGGCCGACCCAAGGGCACCGGACTGGATACCCTGTCGGGCCTGCTGGACTTGTCGATGGCCGACGACGCCGTGCGGCGGATTGTGCTGCACATCGAAAGCCCCGGCGGCTCGGTCGCCGGGCTGGCGGACTTTGCCGATCAGGTGTTTGCCGCCTCGTTTGACAAACCCATCCTCGCGTTTGCCGACGATCTGGCCGCCTCGGCCGCCTACTGGATCGGCAGTCAGGCCAACGTTTTTTATGCCAGCCAGTCGGCGATGGTCGGCAGCATCGGCGTCTATACCGTCGTGTCCGATATGACCGGGCTGATGGATAAGCTGGGGCTTAAATACCACCTTGTCCGCACCGGCGCCAACAAAGGCGTCGGCTATCCGGGCACCCCCGTCAGCGAGGACAATCTGACGGCGATCCAGGAACTGGTGGACGACGATTTTTCCATGTTTTTATCGCATATCCTGCGCGGCCGATCCGCCCGCGGGATGACCGACGCGACGCTGCGGCCCCTGGCCGACGGGCGGCTGTACAGCGCCCAAAAGGCCAAACGCGCCGGGCTGATCGACGGGGTGATGACCCTGGCGGCGGCCCTGGGCAAACGCCCGCGCGTCCGCACCGAGACCCGCCCGATTTCGGCCTTTGCGGCCGTTGACGAATTTGATGACCCATCCGAAATTTTACGAAAGGAAAACACAATGGCTGAACACAACAACACCCCCGACACCACGCCGCCGACCCCCGCGGTCGATGCGGCCGGCACCGCCGCCGAGACCGAACGGGCTCGCATCCTGGGCATCCAGTCGGCGCTGGCCGACGCGGTCTTTGCCGAGCTTCGCGCCAAGGCCATCGCCGAAGGCTGGGACCTGACGCAGGCCAAGGCCGCCGCGTTCGATGTCGCCGTCGCCGCCCGCGCCGCCGACGCCGAGGCGGACGGCCAAAAACAGGCCGAGCTCCAGCAGCGGCTGGATGCGATTGCCAACAGCGGCCACGCCGGCGAGCTGGACCCGACCGCCGAGAGCACGCCCGTCCAGCCGTTGGCCGGCTCGGCCGCCGGCAGCGCTGAGGCGTATCAGTCGGCCGTCGATGCCCTGATCGCCGCCGGCAGCAAGCCGTCGGCGGCCCATCGCGCTGTCGCCGTCAAACGGCCGGCCGATCACAAGGCCTGGCTGGCCGCGGCCCAACGCAAATAAGCCGCCGCACTCCGGCGGAAAAAACGAAAAAAAACTCTAACGAAAGGCAATACTTATGAGTCTCGCACACAGAAACGAAGGGCCGATTACCTTAATCAGCGGCGAAGCGCTGGCTGAGGCGCGGCTGGTCAAACTCTCGACCGGCAAGGCCGTCTATGCCGCCGCCGGGGATGAACCGATCGGGATCACCGATGCGGCGGTGGCAAACAACGAGCGGGTGACGCTCTACCCCCTCAAGGGCCACATCGAGCGGGTCACCGCGTCCAAGGCCATCAGCGCCGGGTCGGCGATCTTTGTCGCCGACGACGGCAAGGTCTCCGACGCGGCGGTCGGCAAACAGATCGGCATCAATTTCCAGGCCGCCACCGCCGACGGCGGCAAGGTGGCCGCCCAGGTCTGGGGGCCGCGCGGCGGCAATGACATGCTCAGCGCCAAAGGATCGCTCTGCGAATTTTTTGATGACTTCCTGGACTTTAACACCGTCGCCACCACCGGCAAGTGGAATGTCACCGTCGCCGACGCCGGAGCCGGCGGCACCACCGGGATGACCGATGCGGCCAACGGAGTCGTGCAGGTCTATTGCGACGGCGACGACAACGACGAGGCGTATGTCTCGAGCGTGGCCGAATGCTGGAAGTTCCAAACCGCCAAGCGCCTGTACTTTGAAACGAAAGTCAAGCTGACCGAGGCCAACACCGACGACGCTAACTTCATCATTGGCCTCAGTGACACCGTTGCTGCCAATTCGCTGCAGAACGACGGCGACGGCCCGATGGCCAGCTATGACGGCGCGGTGTTCTTCAAGGTGGACGGCACAATGAAGATCCAGTTTGAGACCTCCAACGCCGCCGCTCAGGTGACCAACGCGACACTGGCCGATTTTGCCAGCGCGACCGAGTACACGCTGGGCTTCTTCTACGACTTCAACGACGGCGTGACCGCCAAGGTGACCCCGTTCGTCAACGGCGTGGCCGGCACCACGCACGACCTGACCATCGCCGGGCTCGAAGAGATGCATATCCTCTTCGGCGTCAAGGCCGGCGGGGCCAACGAAGAGGCGCTGTTGGTGGATTACATCCACATCGCGACCGAGCGGTAAGTGGCCAAGAAACTGATTTTGAGGCCGCCGGCGGCAGAGCCGGCGGCCTTTAACCCAAACGCACAATGCACACAAATTGAAAGGTAAATACAATGGACCGCGAAAGCACCTCTGTTATCGTTCGCCCCGACCTGAACGCTCAGGTCAGCGAGTACATGGCCGCCAAGGCGGCCGGGCGGTTTTTGGCCCCGCGGGTGGCGCCTTTGTTTCGCAGCGCAACGGCCACCGGCCAGTATCCCATCTTCCGCCGCGCGGCGTTTAAGAAGATGGCCGACCTCAAACGCAACCCCAACGGCAGCTACAACGCCATCAAAGGCTTCTTCGGCCAGGGCACGTTTGCCTGCGAGGACAACGGCCTGGAGTACCCCCTCGACGACGCGCTCCGCCGCAAGTATGCGACTCTGTTTGACGCCGAGGCCGCCGGCAGCCAGATTCTGGCCCAACAGATCCTGCTCGGCTGGGAGTACCGCGTCGCCCAACTGTTCAGCGGCGGCGGGTTTACCAACACCAACGTGGCGACCGCCTGGACGACCACCGACACGGCGGTGCCTCTGGACGACCTCCAGACGGGCATCGACACGCTCTGCGACAAATGGGGCGCACTGCCGGGCGATCTGTCGCTGATCATCCCGCGCGCCGACTTTGTCCAGCTCAACCGCACCGCCCAGGTCATCGACAAGGCCCAGTACACCTATCCGGGTGTTCAGCCGGCGAACCTGTCGGCGGCGGCCATTGCCGGGATGCTGGGCCTCAAAGAGGTGCTCGTCGCCCAAAGTGTCTATGACAGCACAGAAGAAGGCGTTGCCGAGTCCAACGCGATGTGCTGGACGGCCGGGGTGATGTACCTGACCGTCTGCGCCGACGAGGATGACCCCCTCGAAATGCCGTCGGCGGCACGCACCATCCTGTGGGCCGAGGACAGCTCCGAGCTGCCGACGATGGAAAGCTACCGCAGCGACGACCGCCGCAGCGACATCGTCCGGGCCCGCGCCAATACCGACGAAATCCTGCTGCTCGACGACACCAACCCGATGGTGTATCAGTTGACCAACACGTAAGAAACGCTCGTTCCATCCATGCGGGTGCGGCGGTCCGTCTCCTTGCCGCCGCACCCTGCCGGGACGCGATAGAATGGACGATGGACGATGGACGACGTGAAGAATTAAGAAAATCGTCAATCGTCAATCGTCAATCGATAAGGAAACCTGCCGATGAGCATCGACACCGGAATCTTGATCTTGATTATCACCCTGCTGGTGGGCTGCTATGCCCTGATCATCGCCCACATGAAATACACCTCCGGTCAACTGGCGGCGATGTACGCGGCACTAAACACCCACATCCAGCGGGTGGATATCCACCCCAACGAGACGCGGTTTGTCAAAAAAGATGTCTGCGAACTGGCCCGCAAGACCTACGAAAGCAACGCCGACAAGATCGACGGCAAACTCGACCAGCAGTCGGCCATCCTGACCGAGATCCGCGACCGCCTGACCCGGCTGGAAAATTGAGAATTAAGAACTCAAGAACCCAAGAACGCAAGAACCCAAGAACTCAAGAACTCAAGAATGAAGAATTGAGAATGAAGACGTGTTAAATGCGCTGATTATTCCGGTTTTGATGCTGTCGGCGGAGATGATTTATCCGCCGACGCATCAGTACTTTATCCACCCCGACAATAAGGCGGCGGTGGTGGCGTACTCCAACTGGGATATTCAGACCCCGCGGCATTGGCAGGTGGATGCCCTGATTACGTGCCTTGACCACGAGGGGATGCTGCGGTGGATGATCCTGGGCTGGTGCAGGGAGTACACCCTTAACGATTTTGCACAGTTGGCGAAGCAGTGGAATCCGCCGAGGACAGCCGCCCGCGGCCAGCCGCCCGCGGCCAGTGACCCAAACACCGTACCTGTCGAGCCGGTGGCCGAGCCGATGATCACGTTTCGGGTTTCGGCGGCGGCCAAAGCGGGCGGGGTGTATCATCTGCCAAGCTGTCGGTATGTCAATGATACAGCCAAGACGATTACTATCGACCAGGCGGAATTGTACCGGCCTTGCAAGGTGTGCACGCCGGACGCCATAGAGAGCTTGATAGCGGAGTTTTTGCCGAAAGACCCGAATGACCTTGAATAACGACATCATCCGATTGACGTATTTTCTCGCGGGTAAAATCCGGGGTCGCAAGAAACATATCGACCATCAGGACATCGCCCACGAAGCGTTTCTGCGCATTATGAGACGTGAAAAGCCAGTGCCGGAGCAGCATTTAAGTACCTATATCGGGCGGGTGGTTCAGTGTGTCTATCGGGAATTTTACACCGACAAAACCGACCGCAAGCACGACGTGATGCTGACAGCGACGCGAGAACTGCCGGAGCGATCTTATATACCGGATACGTGGGTCGATACGCTTGACGAAGCCCTGCACGCGGTGATGACCGTCTGGCGCAAGTGTCCGCGGTATGCGGACTACCTGACCGACTTCCGCGCCCCGCGCGATGCGGCTAAACAGGACGGCCGGCATATTAACAATTACTATATCCGACGAAAACGGGCGCAGGAGTGTCTGCGAAAGGCGATGGTGTGACATCGACGATGGACGAATTTAATGAAGAACACAAGAACTCAAGAACTCAAGAACTCAAGAACCCAAGAATGAAGAATTGAGAATGAAGAAATTTAAGCCACGAATAAACACAAACAAAAAAAAATAATCGGTGAAAATCCGTGGTTATAAAAAATTTGAAATAGGAAATTTGAAACAGGAAACTGAAAACATAACACTGGCCGGGCGGGTTAAATGAGCGATACAAAACAACAACTTGAAGCATCGAAGTCGGAACTGGAAAGCCGTGTTGCGACACTCCAGACCAAAGACGGCGCGGATGCGTTTGTGGCTGATAAACTGTCGCGGATTGAGGCGGCTTTGCCGCAGTTGTCGCCGTCGATGCAATGGCACGCCGGACGGGTATGCCAGCGCCTGCGAACAGAGCCTGAAGATGTGGTCGCGGAGGAGATAAATCGGCTGGAGGCCAAACGCGATGCAGAGACGGAGGTACGGCGCTAATGGCAACACGCACCTTTACCACGACGGGGAACTTTAGCGATTCGGACAAATGGGCCGACGGCCTTGAGCCGGGTGCGGGCGATACCGTGGTGATTGCAGACGGTGTGGTCTGTACGATTAACGTCAATACGCCTTCCTTGGCGCACATCGGCACAGCCGGTACAGCCGGTACGGGGCGATGCGAGCTCGCTGACGGTGTTACCGTGACGTTTGAGGCGATGGAAGCCGGGGCGTGTGGCTCCAATGGGTTTTTTCTATACGAGGGCACAGCGGCCGCCACGCTGGCCGGTACGGTCGTCGGCGGCAGCGGCGGGTCATTTGCAGTAGGCTGCCGCAATAAATCTACCGGCACACTCAACATCACCGGCGACTGTACAGGCGGCAGTTTCAATTATGCATACGGCAGCTTCAACAGCGCTGGCGGCACGATAAACATCACCGGCGACTGTACAGGCGGCAGTTCCAATCATGCATACGGCACCCTCAACAACGCTGGCGGCACACTCAACATCACCGGCGACTGTACAGGCGGCAGTTCCGATTATGCATACGGCAGCTTCAACATCGCTGGCGGCACGATAAACATTGGCGGCGACAGCACAGGCGGCAGCGGATTGAACGCATACGGCAGCATCAACAACGCCGCCGGGACACTGAACATCATCGGCGACTCCATCGGCACAACAGCTATCGGGGCGTACCAGCGCGGCAGCAGCAACGCCGCCGGGACGATCCATATCCACGGCAAGGTCATTGGAGGAGCCACCTACGGCGTTTACATCCACTCCGATTCTCGCGGGCGTGCGTATTTCTATGACGAGCTGGAGGATGGCACAGTCGTCGCGGCCCGCAACAACGCAGGGACGAGTGCTTATTGCTTTTTGGGTTATGGCAAGCAGTGGCTGGACAACGCCAGTGAGCCGAAGGAGCTGCCAAGCTGGCTCATCACCGCCGAGGTCGAGAATGTCTATGATCTACAAATGATTCAGACGGCGGGACTTTTAGAAGGCAGGTTTGTCCAGACCGACGACATCACGATTGTTGCCGGGGAGACGGTCGCAAACGGAGGAATGAGCGACTTTGTTCCGATTGATGGGTTTGCCGGGGAGTTTACCGGATACGACACGGGAACGGGAATCCAGCACAGCATAGAGAATATTGAATCTCCCGCCGACGCGACATTTAACGGACTGTTCGAAGAGACAACCGCGACGGCAAAACTGTTGTATATTCAGATGCCCAACGTAGCGATTGACGTCGGGACGGGTTTTTCCGCCGTTGTGCTCTGCTTAGTCAATGCTGGTCTAATTTTCCGATGCTGGGCAAGAGGCAGCGTTAAGGCAATGTCTGGGCGGGGGCTTGTCGCTATCAACAACGGCGAAATAGAGGAATGCTATGCTCGCCTGACAGACGGCACAAACCCGGTGGCGGAGCCGATTGCCGACAGCGGAACAGGAACCACTGAAAAGTGCTACCACAACAGAGAAGATGCGACACACGGCGTCTATGTCATTGAGGCCAGCGCCAAAAATAAGAGTGCCTATGCGGGCTTTGACTTCGCGCGTGTTTGGAACATCGACAAAACAGAGACCCTCAACGACGGCTATCCGTATTTAGACGGGCGTTCGGCGAGCGCCGCCGGGCTGGTCGGCGACGGGGCACTGGTAGGGGATGGGCCGTTGATCGGCGAGGCGGGGCTGATCGGCGAGGCGTTGATTTCGAATTGAACACGGGCGAGACGCCCGTGATACGGAAACTTTGACATAGGAAATTGAACGATGAATCTTTATTTAGAAAAAAACACGTATGCCAACGGCTACATGGTGCTCATCGAGCAGGACAGCAAGCAGGTGTGGGACAAAACGACCGAGCAGGCCGTGGCGATCACCGCCGCCCACTACGCCGACCGGTACGCCCTGTCGCCCGGCGACGATTCCGACGGCGTCGGGCTGTCGTGCTTTACCGTGCCGCCCACCCTGCCCAACGGCCGCTGGCTGGCGCTGTTTCGTGACAACGCCAGCCCGGCGAACACCGACGAAGCGGTCAAGGCCGTCGAGTTTGAAAAAACCGGCACCCGGATATGGCGGCTCCTGCCGATGCAGCGGGTGTATTAAATGGAAATTTTGAACATGAAAATCTTAACGCTGGTATTGCTGGCGGCGGTCATGCTGGCCGCCGCAGAACGCATCGACCGCGACCCCGACCCGTCGGCAATAGATGCCGATGAGCAAGTGGTCTCGCAGTTTGTCCGCGCCCTGCCGGAGATCAAGCGGTCGGTTGACGAGAAACACTACACCGGCACGCTGGCCGAGGTACTGGCCGCCAAGCTCGCCGATACACGGGCGGTGCTGGACGAGGCGGCGCGGATGAATAAAAAGGCCGAGGGGGTTATCGCTGGTCGTGCGGAATACGCCGTCCACGACAAGGCGATTAAGCAAGTGTACGACCGCCACACTGACGTTACGGCAGTGGCCGAAACCGAGCGGCTTGCGTCGTTTTTGGCCGCGGTCGTCGAGATCGTCAGCGACCCCAACGGACTGCCGCCGCCCGATACGGGCGCGTATATCGACGAGACGCTGCGGCGGCTTGATATTCTGGCGGTCTGTATTGAGATCACAACCGTCGCAGAAACAGAAGAAGAAACCCAGACCGCCGCCGTAAAAGACCCGTGAAAAACGTTGTGCTCAACATCCTGATCTGTGCGCCGTTGGCCTTTGCCGCCGACGCGGACTTTAACGATGACGGCCGGGTGGATTGGGCTGACTTTGCCCTGCTGGCCGCCGACTGGCGTCAGAGCACCCCCAGCATCGCCACGCCGGCCGTGGACCTCAACGGCGACGGCACGGTCGATCTGGCCGATCTGGTTGTCTTTGCCGAGTCTTGGCTGGATCACGTCGCCGCCGTGCCGACCGCCCACGCCGTCAGTGTCAGCGGCACCACGCATACCTGGCTGCCGGTGGTGTTCAACGCGACCGACGACGGCAGGCCGCGCACGCCCGGCAAACTCAACTACATCCTGCAATCGTACCCCGACGCCCCGGCCCAACTGCTCGACCCGGCACGCGGGGCGGGGCTGTTTGCCGCCCGGCATATCCCCAAGACGGTGTCCAGTTGGGGCAATGCGGTGCTGTTGTGGACGCCCGAGGCCAACACCTACACATTTACGTATCTGGCCCACGACGGCGGCACCGCGCCGACAGGCGGGGCATCCGATCCGGCGACCGTGACGGTGGCCGCGACGGCCTACACGCCCAACCATCTGGCCTTTGACGGGCGCGGACGGGTGACGTTTGACCACCACGCCGCCTACAATGTCGCCAGCGGCTGGGCGGTGCATCTGTACCTGCGCACCACGCGGCCGCACGGCGGGGTCATCGGCAAACGCGACGGCGACGGCCCCGGCTGGCAGCTCGACCTGGTCAGCGGCCGCCCGGTGTTTCGCCTGTTTGACGGCAGCGACCCGGCCGGCATTACGCTGGCCTGGAAGGGCGAGGGCGAATGGGCCGCGTCCACCCCGCGTATCGACGACGGCGGTTGGCACACGGTCGCGGCGGGCGTCTATACCGTCGATGAGGTCGTGTATGCGATGCTGGAGGTGGACAGTATTTGGTTCGATGACGGCGTGGTGCTGCCGTCGGCAGCCGCCTTTGCCACCACCGCCGACGTGGTGCTGGGCCGCACGGGGCGCGGCGGCTATCGCGGCGACATTGATAAGCTGCGGTTTTTTGCCGCGTATAACCCGACCACGGTCGGCGGGATGATTATCGAGTTGGGCGACGAGCCCCTACGGCAAAGCACCCTCGAAACCGCCCTGGTCTTTGGCACAGTCAGCGCGGTGCGGTTTATGTGTGATGAGGGCAGCGGCACAACCGTCACCGACGACAAGCAGGCCTTGACCGGCACGCTGGCCACCGGCGCCCAGTGGCTGCCGATCTATGACCCGTTTGTGCCGTCTTTGAATTGACGATGGAAGAATTAAGAACCCAAGAACTCAAGAACTTAAGAATTAAGAATTGATGCAAGTACTCGAACTCAATACGGCGGTGACGGTCGCGCTGGGGCTGGCGGTCGATTGGCAGGATGGCAAGACCCTGCTGACCGAGACGCCGGCGCTGACGGACCTGGCCTGCACGCTCTATAAAAACGGCGTCGCCGAGACCAAGACGCTGGCCGGGGCGCTGACCGTTGACGCCCACGGGATGATCCTGCTGGATCTGACGGCGGCCGATACCGACACGGCCGGACGGCTGACGGCGGTGGTGACCAACGCCGTGATCGAAGGCTTTTCGACCGACGTGATCCTGCCGCGGATCGCCGAGTTCTCCGTGCTTACGGCCGCCGACTATGCCGCGTGGTGGACCGGCGGCGATGTGGAATCGCTGCTGCCCGATGCGGATGCGGCGATGACGATGCTCCAGCGGGCGGCGGTCGAACAACTGCAGGTCTTCGGCGAGCCGGTGGTCTATCACCCGCACGACGACGTGGCGCAAACGATCGCCGCCGTCGTCACCCGCGGCGGCCCGGCCGGGCTGGGCGCCGCGCCCGGACGCGCCGAGCAGATCACCGTCAGCGTGCTCAACACCGATACCGGCGGCATCGCCACCGACGCGGTCGATACCGGCAAGGACGCCGTCACCGTCGCCGCCCGGCTCGGCGATACCCCCCGCAAACGCCGCCTGCTCCGCCTGATCCATCAGGACGCGGGCATGGCTACTTATGAGGTGCAATGATGGCCGACGTTTTTGTACAAGTCGATGAGCAGCAGATGCGGCGGGCGGCCAAACTTGTGGCGGCGATCCCCAACGGGATGGAAAAAATTATGAGCCGGGCCATCAATACCACCGCGGTCACCGCCCGCAGCAAGATCGTCAAGGCACTGGCCGCCCGCACCAAGATGAAACAAAAGGATGTGCGTAATGCGTTGACGTTTCAGCGGGCGACGTATCGCAATTGGCGTGCACGGATCGGGATCGGCAACAAACGCATCCCGTTGATTCAACTCAAGGCCAGACAAACGAAATCAGGCGTATCGTATGTCAATCCCGCTACCGGCGACCGCACGACCCTGCGGCATGCGTTTATCAAAACCGTTCGCGGCGGGGCGTTCGACGGGCAAGAGCATGTGTTGCGGCGGGCGAGGGCTGACAAGGCGTGGAGCGGTGGCGAATCGCCGTCAGGTCTGGTGCATCGGCTGCCGGTCTGGATTCGGTGGGGGCCGTCGCTGACGCAGGTCTATCAAAACGCCGACAATCTGGCCGCGGGCATCCAACAAGAGACCAGTCAACAGTTGACTAAAAATATTACAAACCAAATTAAAGTGGTTTTGAATCAGGCAAAACGATGAGCCAACCGATCATAGAACAGATTGCCGTCGCGATTGCTGACCTGGTGGACGGCATTACCGGGCTGACGGCCCTGCGGCCCAAGCGGGTGTTCTTTCTCGACGACGTCACCGGCGACGGGACGGTCGTGGTCACGCAGGATCAGCCGGAAAAGGGCGAATCGACCCTGTACACGCAGGACTGGCTGCAGCCGTTTAGCCTGACGGCCCTGCTGACCGACAGCGACACGGCCACCGACAGTATCGATACGCGGCTCAACGCCATCCGCAGCGACCTGGAAAAGGCACTGCTGGCCGACCCGACGCTGGGCGGGCTGGCCATCGACACGGTGGTCGAGCCGCCGACGTACTTTAACGCCGAGGACCTGACGGGGGTCGAGGTGAAGATCACGGTGCACTACCGCACGCAATACGATGACCCGTATGCGCAGGCGTAAGAACTTAAGAACTTAAGAACGCAAGAACGCAAGAACCCAAGAACGCAAGAACCCAAGAACGCAAGAACCCAAGAACCCAAGAACCCAAGAACCCAAGAACGCAAGAATGCAAGAACGCAAGAACGCAAGAATGAAGAAAATAATCAATAATCAATAAACAATAATCAATTGACTACGGAGATTAAACCATGGCACTATCTGCCCCCTTAGCGGCCCGCCGCAATACGCTGCTGGTCAAACTCGAGACCGCCGCCGGTACCGCCGAGACCACTGGCCTCTTGGCCCTGCTGGCCTTTGACGTCAAGGCCGATCCGACCGCCGACTGGACCGAACGCAAGGGCACCGGCCAGCGGAGCGGACACACCGTCGTCGGCGCCCTGGGCGCGCGGACGGGACAAGTGACCTTCACCGCCGAGCTGCGGTGCGGCACCGGCACGGTGCTGGACCCGGCGCTGGCGGCCTGCCTGCAGGCGTGCGGGGCGCTGAAGACCAGCGAAAGCTACGCCCAGGACACCGCCAACGCCCGCGCCGCGGAGGCGCGGGCGATCACGATCTGGCGAGAGATCGACGGCGTCCGCAAGGCCCTCGTCGGCGCCGCCGGCAACGTGACGATCAAGGCCGAAAGCGGCCAGCGCGTGCTGCTGGAGTTTGAGTTTAACGGACGCTGGATCGCCCCGACCGACCAGACGCTCTCGACGGCCGACCCGGTGACGACCACGCCGATGCGGGCCGCCAGCGGCACGTTTACCCTCGGCACCGAGACGATCAAAATCAACAGCTTTTCGCTCAACTGGGGCGCGACCCCGGCGCTGCGCGGCGATGTCAACGCTGCCGGCGGCGTGGCCTGCTACGACGTGCTGGACTTTGACCCGGAAGTGACGCTCGATCCGGAGTTTGACCGGGTCGCCGGGTATGACTTTTACGGCCTGTGGCTGGCCGGGACGACCGCGGCGATTGTCTTTGCCGCCGTCGCCGGCGACCGCACCGCGACGATCACCCTGCCGGCGGTCAATATCAAGTCCCTCGGCGAGGCCGAGCGGGACGGGATCGCGGCGCTGGACTACACCGGCGCCTGCATCAACGACGGGGCGACCCCGGCGGTGACCCTGGCGATTACGTGAGAATCGACGATTGACGACCGACGAAGGACGACGTGAAGAATGAAGAACCCAAGAACCCAAGAACCCAAGAACGCAAGAATGCAAGAACCCAAGAACCCAAGAACTTAAGAACTTAAGAAATTAAGAACGCAAGAATTGAGGAAATAGAAAATGGAATTAACGACTGCACAAAAGGCGACGCTGATCCGCGACCATCATGGCGGGTTTGCCGACGCCACCGACGCCCAGTGCCTGGCCGTCTGGGACGCTCTGCCGGACGCGACACGGCAGGGGTACGCCGGAAAAATCAAAGATCAAAAAGAAAAAATCAAAGATGCGGAGGCCGCCGCCGGCGGCACAAAATAATCAATAATCAATAATCAATAATCAATCGTCAATGGAGTTATTATGCCTTTAGCGTTAGACCCGCAGCAGACGTTTTCCGTCGTGCTGGAAAGTGACAAGTCCCAGCCGCGGCCGCCGCGGTGGGTGTTTCGGTATTTAACCGCCCGGCAATTCCAACGGGTTGCCCGGCTGCAGGCGTCGCTGGATGAGGCCGCCGGTGATGAGGATGTCATCGATCGGCTGGTGGACGCGGTGCGGATCGGCCTGGTGGAGGTCGTCGATCTGGTCAACCAGCAGGGCTACTCCGTGACGGCGGCCGACGATCTGGCGGACGTGCTGACGGTCTTTGAAATTCAAGAGTTGATCGTCAAGCTCACGCAGCAGTTGCCGACATTTGAGGATAAAAAAAAATTCGACTCCTCGTCGCCCTCCGCTACGGCGGCGCCTGCAAACGATGCAAAGGCATAGCCCGGTGCACCGATCCGCCGACGGCGCACAACCCCATCGAGCTGGTGTGCCCGACCTGCGAGGGCGACGGCTGCGAGGCGTGCGACGACGGGCGGCTGCTGATTACCGCCTGCCCGTTCGGTCAGCTCGATCAGGATGTGCTGCTGCTGGCCGATCTGGCCGGGCTGTACAAAAAGGGACTGCCGCCGGCCGACGGCGGGGCGCTCGACCAGACGATGAACTTTGTCGCCGCCTGCCGGTTCTACTGGAACGAAGAGGCGGCCTGGAAAACCAAATTAGGAATATTGGATCATGGCTAAACAAGATGTCAACGTGCTGATCCGGGCGCGGGATGAGGCCAGCAAAAAATTCGGGATGATCGGCCGCAGTGCGATGAGTATGGGGCAGATGATCCGCCGGGCCGCGGGGCTGGCGGGGGTCTATTTCGGCACGCGCGCCATCGTCAACACCATGCGCGAGTCGCTGGCCCTGTACAGCAAACAGATCGAGGCGGAGATCAAGCTCCAGCAGGCGTACATCGCCACCGGCGGCGCGGTCGGGCTGGCCACCGATGAGATGAAGAAATACGCCGCCGAGCTGCAAAAGGTTACCCGATTTGGCGATGAGGTGACGATCGAGGGGATGAGCCTGCTGATGACCTTCAAGAACATTCAGGGCGACGCCTTCAAACGCACGACCGAGCTGGCGATGGACCTCAATACCGCGATGGGCAAGGGCACCGGCTCGCTGAAAGAAACGATGTTGCAGCTTGGCAAGGCACTGAACGACCCGATTTTGGGACTGACGCAGCTTCGGCGTGTCGGCGTGTCGTTTACCGACGCGCAGGCCGACCAGATTCGGCAGTTGGTCAAAACGAACGATCTGCTCGGCGCTCAAACGATTATGATGGACGAACTGACCAGTCAGTTTGGCGGCCAGGCGCGGGCGGCGGTCAACAGCTACGCCGGGGCCGTCGAGCGGATGCGCAACGCCGTCGGCGACCTGAAGGAACGCATCGGCCAGGCGCTGACGCCGACGATGCAGCGGTTTGCCGACAATATGAAGGTGTGGGCCGAGCGCAACGCCGACACTATGTATCGCTGGGTGGCCACCGGCATCAGCTACGTCGAGCTGATCACGGACAGCTTTAAATCCTTGATTGCCTACCTGCGGACGGATTTTAAGAGCGCCATCGAATGGGTCTGGGACGCCTTCCTGCGCGTGATGAAACAGGCCGTCCACTCGGCCATTGATCTGGCTATCGCCGCCGGAAAGGGCATTGCCCGCGGCATAAAAATAGGGATGGACGCGACAGGCGGCAGGGAACGCCGCATTTCTGCGGAAGCAGAGCGCATCTATTTTGAACGCGGCGGCCCCTCTAAAAAGTCCGGGATTCGTCGCACGCCTTCAGATGCGGCGCTTTTTAACGAAGCACTCGAAGAGGCCTTTGTCCGGGAAAGAGAAAAGACGACCGAAAGCCTTATTGGGTCCACCTTGCGATTAATGGCCGGGGAGTGGGAAAAGACCATGGCGGACTTGCGGAAGTCCATGCCCGATGAGCTGGGCAAGTCGGTCGATGCGGCGATGGAGAAGCACCGCCAGCGGCTGGAGGCCATCGCCGCCGGTCAGTACGGCCGCCCGGAGATGCCGGGCGCGGGCGCCGGGCTGCTGCCCTTTGGCGGCGGGGCGGCGGGTGGACTGGGCGGCCTCGGCGGTGTCGCCGCCGTCGAGAGCCGGTTTTTAACCGGCGGCGGGATCAAAGACCCCACCGAGGGGATGACGGAATGGGAGCGGCGGACATGGGAATTGGAGCAGCGCCGTGAAAGGCGAGACAAAGAAGCCATGACTTATTTTAAACACTTGGAATATCTAAAGGATATGGGCAGCCGCCACGCCGCCGACCGGCTGGAATTGAAGCCTGCACGGTTTAAGTAGCGTAGAACGGATTGACGATGGACGAATTTAATGAAGAACACAAGAACTCAAGAACCCAAGAATGAAGAATTGAGAATTAAATTATGGCGATTATTGGTGTTACTGAGGACTGGCGGGCGCTGGCGATTGATGCGGCGGCCGATCTGGATGGGGCGACCGGGTCGATGGTGCGGCGGTTTCAGGTGAAGTTCGACGCCGCCGACACGCCGTCGGAACGGGCGATTTTGGCGTTGACGGCCTCCTACGGCGGGACGGCGGTGCCGGCGTACTGGGCGGCGCACCCATCCGACGGGGACTACTTTGTCAAACGCAAATCTGTCGCGCCCGTCGGGCCGTTTGACTGGGATGTCACGTGCGTCTATGAGTACATCGAGAACCCCCTGCTCCAGCCGTACAGCGTCCAGTTTATTCCGCAGGGGACGATGGAGGCCATCGACAAGGCCGTCGATGACGCCGAGCTGTGCAACAGCAGCAAAGAGCCGTTCGATCCGCCGATTCAGGAAGAGTTTTACGACTTCGCGATTACAATCCAGCGCAACGAAGCGGCGTTCAATATCGCCACCGCCAACCCGTACCTCAACGCCGTCAACGGCGATGTGTTCAGTTTCTACGGCCGCAACAGCCAACTGTACAGCTTTGCCGCCGGGCAGGTGCGGTGCAAGAGTATCCAGGCCACCGAGCAGCGACACGGCCCGGCGTGGTACTGGCAGGTGCAGTATGAGTTTGTCGTCCGCAACGACGGCTGGCTGCGGCGGATCCTCGATCAGGGCTTCCGGCGGCTGGAGAGCAACGAATACGTCCAGATCGCGGATGCCGACGGCAACCCCCTGACCCAGCCGGCCAAACTGGACGGCAGCGGCGGGGTGCTGGCGCCCAACGGCACGCCGGTCTATCTGGAATTTCAGACGAAAAAGGCGATGGCGTTTTCGGCGTTTAATTTTGTGTAAGAATTAAGAACACAAGAACCCATGAACCCAAGAACGCAAGAACCCAAGAACACAAGAACTCAAGAACTCAAGAACACAAGAACACAAGAATTAAGAATTTAAAATTAAGAATTTAGAATTATGTCAAAGACCTACGGACTGACCGAGCAGGACCGCCAGCGGCTCCAGCGGGCGCTGCGCTTTGTCGAAGACAACGCCCACCTCCTCCGCAGCTTCCGCCGCGTCCGCGGGATGCCGGCGGGGGGGGGCGGCGGCGGTACGTCGCTGCGCACGGCGTATTGTGCGGAGGATGCGCCGGACGGGACGGTGATAAGCTGCTGGCTGGATTACAACGGCCAGCCGGCAAAAGAATGGAATCAAGATTATACCTTCCACTTGGGGCAATATGCCGAACACGACGGGGATGTGTACGAATCGCTGAAGGAGCTGAACCAAGACTATGAGCCGGGCGAGGCCGGGAGTGAGACGTGGTGGGAGGTTGTCGATGCGGGTACAACTGCCGAGGCATACGCGGCGGGGGTGACCTATGCGGCGGGCGGGCTGTGTACCAGTGGAGGAACGGCATACCGCAGCCTTAAAGATGATAATATTGCAAACACGCCTGCGTCATCCCCGGAATGGTGGACGGAGATTACAAAGGTCGATGTGGTCTGCCGGGTTGCCAATGGCCATCGGTTGGACTTTGCCTACCCGGTTTTGACGGCGGGCCAGCCCATTAACATCCAGCAAAAGGCCGGGCAATGGGACGCTGTGGCATTGTTTGCAGGGGCGGAGGAATCGTGTGCCGAGGGCGGCCTTCTGGAGCTTATTAGCCATAGATTGACCGCCGAGCTATCAACCAGCAGCACCGATATGATGGTGGCCGACCCTGGTTACGGACAGGGATTGCAATTTGACGCGAAAGCAAGTAGCGATTATATTATCCAGATTGACCTTATCTATTCGGCGGATGCGTCTATTAAGATTGACTTGAGCAATGCCGCCGCAGCAACTATTTCCGGTATATTCACAGGACACGATGGGGGCAGCTTCGCGGGCAAGGTTGTCACTGAATTTGAGTCCGCCGTTACATTTGCTGGAGGCGGGTATATCAAGGGAGAGCTTTTAATTAAGGCGACGGCCGCCGGCAAGATAAGTTTACGCTTTGGGGCGTCCGCCAACGGGCAAGAGTGTAAACTCCTGCCCGGCAGCAATCTACAGTACCGGAGGACGCACTATGTGTGGGTTGAGCCGGAATAATCCTATTATCCGAATGGGCACAGGAAAGCTCATCGGCAAAAATAATAAACTGGCCACTTCTCCGTGTGATGAGATTTATATATTGGGTCATGCGGGCTATCAGTATTTTCCGATTGCGTCCCTAAGCCGAACAACGTTAAAGCCGCTGGTCAAAAAGGAAGGCCCGATGGCCGGTGCTCTTTTTCCGGGAATATTGCCTGTCAAACACAGCCAACTATACGTCCAAAACAGCCAACTGGTGACGTTGACGAAAGATGCCGAATCGCCGACAGGGGCGGATGCGTGGGCGTACAGTGCAATGTACGTTAAGGACATTGGTCTCAATCAAAGCAATCTTATTTATTCAAGCCATAGCGCACAAGCCGACACGTCTCTTCTTTCTGACGGCAATTTGGTTTTTGGCTTCAACGAAGGCGTGGGCTGGGATAACTACAATACGCATTTGATTATTTATTCCCCGGCGGGGGCTGTTATAGCGTCCGCAACATTGTCGAATTTCTTGTCCCGATCTTTTCGCGTTCAATCGGAATCCGGTAAGGTGCGTATTTATGTGTATGTTACTCGTGTCCATCCTGCGGACCATGAAGATTTGCAGTATGATGCGGTGGTGTGCTATACATTTAATGGGTTGTCGTTGGCTTATGACTGGTTATGGACAGATGACAGCGACCCGATGACTGCCCCGGGTCGATTGGCACGGATTTTAACGCCGCGAATTGGAAGGGCGACCGAGGATACCTGTTATCTGGTGTCGGTTATCATTGATGATTTGAATCTGGAAACCGTTGCTCGTGTGTCTGTGATACAGTCGGGCGTTCGTCTATCGACGGTCGATGTTCCGTTGAACGAGTACGACGAAGGCTTGATTGGGGATCCGTACAATACCGACGGGCTATTGTCCGAGGCGGGCGTTGGGCTTAACCATTTGGACTTTCCTGAGTGTGCCGTGCACTTTGACGGCACAGACCATCTACTGTATATTCGGCCTTCGGCGGGTGACTACAAACCAACAACACTGCACCGCGTGAATCTGACGCAGAATTGTTCCGTTACAAACCTTACCGCGGTCAGCTTTGCCGACGGTAAGCCAAAGGTACTGGGGATTTCGGCTGACAGGTATCGGCCTGAAGAATTTGACACGATCTTGCAATATAATAAAACACGGGCAGTATTAACGACGTTGGCACAGCCCGACACCATTATTGCCGAGGTGAGCAATGAAGAGGTCTATCACTATAAACAAGAGGTGCTTAGCTTTCCGACATTTACAGCCGCGCGGATAAATCGTTTCGTAGGAATACTATAATGTCCAAAAGATAAATGGCCGGAATGAACTAAACATTAAGAATTAAGAATTGAAACGGAGTTTAATATGACCCTGACAAACACCTCCCGACTGGTGCTGGAACTTAAGCAAACCGCCACTGTCGGCGCCGCGGCGATCTCGGCGGCGATCAGCAAAAATCTCGAACTGGCCGTCGGCGACGCCGATGTGCTGCTGTCGATTGACGCCGTGACGCCGGCCGATCCGTTTGCGACGGCCTACGATCTGGCCGATGAGACGCTGACCGACGTGCTGGCGCAGGCGGTCGATCTGGCCAGCATCGAGCTGCTGTACTTTAAAAACAACTCCGAAAACGCCCTGACGCTCGGCGGCGGGGCCGCCGACATCGCCGCCCTGGCCGACGGCGTGGCGATTCCGGCCGGCGGCGAGGTGCTGCTCTGCGGCAGTCTGGCCGCCGGCGCCGGTGCCGACCAGATCACCGTTACCGGCACCGCCGCCGGCGACGCCTACGAGCTGCTGGTCGTCGGCACCGCGGCGGCATGACGATGGACGATGGACGAAGTGACTGATCATTTCCCCTCGCACCGCCGTGGCCGCGGGATCGCCGGCACGACCCGCCCCCGGCATGTTTCAATTGATTATTGATTATTGATTATTGATTATTGTTTTTTTTGCGCCGTAAGTCTTGTATTTTTCGGGGGTTATAAAAATATGCACTTTTTTTAAAAAAATGCTGATTTTGTGCTTGCGTTATGGCCGATATAGGTTATAATAATAATCAATGGGACGGGAAGGCCGGACCCAAAAGTAAAGAGAAAATAGTAAAGAGAAAGGACAGGACGATGAAGACAACAACAGATCGTTACATTGATCGCCCAGAGCTAAACCCCGCATATTTTTGCGAGGTTTGCGGCGAGACCTTAACCGAGTCGTACCCCGATGTACCAGGCTACACATGCACACAATGCCTGGCCGCCAATGTAATTGAGAGCGGGCAAGAGGCGGGGTAATATGATATGCCGCGCAAGTGGGCTATTATTGACCACCCCAAGCACGGCAGGCTGTAACTGTCGCAGGAGTTTGGCGGGATGGACTCGCTGGACGGCGGCATGTATCGCTGGCGGCATGGATTGGCTGTGCAGCTCCTGCCAGACGACACGATGGAGGCTCTATCGGCTCCGCACAATGACATAGAGACGATATTAAGTGCGGCGTGCGCGGGCTACCGCCAAGAGCGGCCGCTGATGGAGTGGGATAGCTACGCCGTCGCCACCATCGCCGAGGCCTGCGGGATTTAACCGGCTCTTTACTTTCCCCGCGCCGGTATGGGCGGGGGGTTTTTGAAAAAACATGAAAAAAAATCCGCGAACATCCGCGACATCCGCGGTTAAAAAACAGGTTAATCTCCGGGCCGCCGTGCTGGCGGCGATGGCCGACAAGGGCTGGACGGCCTACCGGCTGGGCAAGGCTTCCGGCGTGCCGCCCAGCCACGTCGCACGCTGGCTGGACCCGACCCGCGCCGA